TAACCTTTCTCCCTACCGGGTGGGGCAGTCGTTCTAGGGGGCGACTGCCCCTGTTTATGTGCTACAGTGTCACCACCTACTAGCAGAGGAGCATCATGCCTAAACAGCAAGCATTCAACCTTGGTCGAACATTCACCATTATCGCGTTTGTCGGTTGCCTAATATCGGCGAGCTGGGCGTTGTTGCCCGGCTTAGTCGGTTTGGCATTGGTCTGGTATGGATCCACAGACTGAACGCTGGCCCCACGTCGACATCGTCCGTGACGAGCTGCGCCAACTACAAGCCGAACAAACCGCCGCCGCGGTCAAAGCGCGAGCTGCACACTTCGCCGAACTAAAACAAGCCATGTCCGGACACGACAAGACACGGCTACGAATAGAACGTCGTAGGTCTATGAGAACCTTTACTGAACGTATGTTCAGATACGGAGAAAAGGTACTCAATGAACAAAGAAAGAATGGTCGCCCGGTCACAGACCGATGAATGGTACAAAGCACGCCAATACGGTGTGTCGGCCACAACCGTTGCCAAAGCCGCTTCAGGCCCTGCCGGATACAACGCCGAACTACAAAACGCCCTATTCCCAGAGGACAACATCGTCGAGGATAACGCCTACATGAAGTTTGGGCGCGACTACGAGGAATGGATCGTCAACGGTCTGCCACGCGAATACGGCATCAAACCAAACGACTGGCTAATCCGTGGCGACGACGACTACCGTTGGCACCTGGCAACACCGGACGGCCTGAACGACGACTGGACAATCATCGCCGAAGTCAAGACGACCGGTAAAGATTGGGAGGGCAGCACAATCCCAATTCAGTACCGTCGACAGGTTCAGTGGCAGTTGCACGTCACCGGGGCACAAAAGTGTGTGTTTGCCTGGTTGCTCCGTGCCGAATCCGAGTCGGGCGAATTTGTGCCAGCCTGGATGGAACCCAAGCACATCATCATGGAACGCGACCAAACCATGATCGAGGAACTAATCGAAGTCGCTCAACGATTCATCACCGACTTCAACAACTACAAGGAGATGCAGAATGGCTAGATTCAACCTGGCAGATTACGCCACAGTCCAAGAACGCATCGAAGCATTCTGGAAAAAATACCCCGACGGCGCAATCGTCACACGCGATCTAACCACCGATGCCGACCGTGACCGCAAACAATGGCGCGTATACGCCGAAGTGTATTTCGTATTCGACGAGCTGCGACCGCGTGGCACAGGACTCGCATTCGAGATTGACGGCGGTGCCGGAGCAAACATGACCAGCGCATACGAAAACGCCGAAACCAGCGCAATCGGGCGCGCGTTGGCCACAGCAAACTTCACCACATCAAAGAACCGGGCATCACGCACCGAAATGGCAAAAGCACAACGAGGAGCTGCACCCGAGGCGCAAATCACCGCAATCGACGTGCAAAGCGCCGCAAACCTCGACGAACTTAACAACCTGTGGTCTCGGGCCGTTGATTCGGGCGACTCGACCAAACTAATCGCCGAGTTCACAGCTCGCAAAAAAGCCCTCAATGGATAAGTTACTCCGCTTCGAGGTTCCCGGACGGCCAGTGCCCAAAGGACGACCACGCATGACACGCACAGGCGGTGTCTACACACCAAAAACAACCGTCGACTACGAAAAACTAGTCGCAGCTGCGTGGAACACCAAATACGGCATGCTGGCCCTAAACGGTCGACTCAGGGTCACCATCAACATCTACACAGATCGCCACGCCAAACAGGATGTCGACAACCTAGCAAAGTCAATCCTCGACGGCATGCAACGTGCCGGGGCATTCTCTGACGGCGACCACCAAGTGTACTCACTCGGTGTCGTCAAACACGCCGCCAACATCGATTTCGGCGCGTGGATATCAGTTTGCAAATTTGAGGAGTATGCTGACTGACAATCGCTAGCACGATTCCCCTAAAACTTCCCCCGGTTCTGTGCTAGCAGGCCGGGGGATTCCACTTGGAGTCCACAATGAAAATAGGATCCCTATTCAGCGGATACGGTGGCCTAGAACTAGGCATCATAAACGCCATAGGTGGTGAAGTGGTGTGGCATTGCGAATTCGACAAAGCACCATCCACCATCCTCGAAACACGATTCCCAGGCATCCCAAACTTCGGTGACGTAACCAAAGTCGACTGGGAAACAGTCGAACCAATCGACATACTCTGCGGCGGATTCCCATGCCAAGACGTATCACTGGCAGGAAAACGAGCCGGAATCAAAGACGGCACACGATCAGGATTATGGTCAGAATTTGCCCTAGCAATCTCAATACTCAAACCCAGAATGGTGGTAATAGAAAATGTCCGTGGATTACTCAGCGCAACAGCCAACAGCAATGTGGAACCCTGCTCGTGGTGTATGGGAGATTCCGATGGAGAACATCCTTTGCGCGCATTGGGGGCTGTTCTCGGCGACCTTTCCGACCTCGGGTATGATGCGCGATGGGAAACTGTTTCCGCTGCCTCTGCTGGCGCACCGCACCGTCGAGAGCGAGTTTTCATTATTGCGTACCCCTGTGGCGAGTGAGGCTGAGGGTGGGGCAATCCACCCCGACGATGCCAAAGCCGGTGGCAACACGCTGAAACTTGGTTGGCAAATGTTGGCATTGGGTGGACATATTCACCCCAAACTGCCTACCCCCAACACAATGGACATGCTCCCAGCACGAACAGGTGAGGCCAGAGAACGCCAACTAAAACGCGGCGACCCAAACGGCAAACCTAGAGCATCGTCTGGTAACTTGCGCGAAACCGTATTGAACGACCTGCTACCAACACCACAAACAGGTGATGGAGAACGCGGAATGACCAGCACACCCGAACACCGCCAAGCAACAGGCCACCAAGTCATGCTCTGCAACCACGCCCCACAACTCACAGAATCATGGGGCAAGTTTGCCCCAGCAATCCACCAATGGGAAACCATCACAGGAAACCCAGCCCCAACACCAACCATCCCCGACGGTAGAGACGGACAAGCACGACTCAACCCACAATTCGCCGAATGGATGATGGGCCTACCAGCTGGCTGGATAACCGACTGCGACATTACACGCAACGAACAACTCAAAGCCTGTGGCAACGGTGTCGTACCCCAACAAGCGACACTTGCAATTACCCGACTACTCCAAGGAATCACATTGTGAGTTTCAAACTTGTCAAACAGGTCATCAGATCCACACAACAATCACCAGCACACAAACTGGTGCTCATCGTCATCGCCGACCACACCAACGAAACCAAATCCGGCACAGCATGGCCCTCAATCGAAACCATCGCCGCCTACGTCGGTCTGAAACGACGACAGGTTCAACGAATCTTGCGCGAATTGGAAAAGACCGGGCAGATTCAGGTGCAAAAACGTGACGCATTCAAGGGCACAAACAGGTACCGAATCTTATCCACAAGGGTGTCACCCATGACACCCGTTGGTGTCACCCATGACACCTCAGAGGTGTCATTTATGACCAAAAGGGGTGTCACCCATGACACCCAAGTACATAAAGAACAGATAACAACTAAAGCCGGCGGCGCGCCCGCCCCCCAGGGCAGGGGCGCGACCGCCTTAGAAACCCATGATCAACAAAATGTTGCGCCGGTCGCCCAAGCCTTCGGCGGCGACACGCCACAATGCCAACAACACACCACGCTACAATTCCAATGTCACGACTGCTACGCTTACCAAGTAAGCAAATGGAGAAAGGAACCCCTAACATGATTACTCCACCACCCAAAGTAGTAGGCGCGATGAAACACCTACTGCTCGAACTCGAAAAAGTCCAGGCAATTAACCACATCGACCGCGAACACCTCATCCGCGAATACGTCATCGGCAGGATCATCGGATTCGGCCACCTTGCCGAATACCTCCTGGCAACAGGCGCAATCGGATTACACAACCACGACCAAATCATCCGATACGGTCGCCGCTACGGCGAAAACAGATAAGGAAACAACATGGCACACGTCAAAATCGAAGGCATCGTCGACAAACCACTCGGCGACCGCGGCTTCATCCTCCTCGAAACCATCCGACTAAACGACGGCCGCAGCTTCGACAAGAAATGGAAAGTCTGGGCAATCCCAGCACCCGAATTCTCGTCGTTCGTCGAAGTCACCGGGGAACTCTCCACCAAAATCAACGAATACGAAATGGGCGGGGAAACCCGGCGCAATATTGATCTAAACGTCAACAACCCAGTCGTGAAAGTCATTCGAGGCCCCGAAGCAGCCGCACCCGACGTAAACACCGAATGGGCCACCGCACCCACCACACAGGCAGCACCGTTCTAATGGCAAAATCGTACAAAATGCGCATGTACCAGCGACGACTCTGGCAAGAACGAGCCACAATCGTCCTCACCACCGTCGGACTCTGGCTGACCATCGTCACGATCATCATCGTCCTAGCCGAGGTGGCCGGATGAACCTGGAGGAACTACTCAACACCGTGCCAGCCCCACCCCACAAACAATGCAAGCTCAACGTCTGGCTAGCAACCCTATCCGAGGACGACCGCAACGCATTCTGGCGAGCCATGGACAACGAGGACATTCCGCTACGCCACATCTGGAAAACCATCCAAGCAATCGGATGCCCCAACCAAGAATCATCCGTCCGGTCACACCGCCGCGGCGACTGCAAAACCTGCGAAAGGAAAAACACCAATGGCTAGCATGTACGAACTCGAAAAAACAGTCGAAACCATCGTCGCCCAAACACGTGTACTCTGCGAGCTCATGGGAATTGACCCAATACCAATGCCCGGCGACATCGAACCAACCAACGAAACCATCGAGGAACTAACCGACCCCGATGCTTGAGGATCTACTGAATACCCCACAGGCCCCGATTGCTCCTGACAGTCGGGGTGCTGTGGTGTTCAGCCAAGAATGGAACGCCACCGGCGACGAATCAGTTGTCAGTGTCGTCACCGACAGTGAGCTCGCACAAGAAAAAATCCACGACTTCATCACAGGCCGCGGCGGAATCATCCCCGACGGCTACGTCGCCACAATGCTCACCGCCAAATACAACCCAAACGCCTGGACACGCGAAAAAGCATTCGACCACCAAGGCAAAAAAAACCCAGCAATCACAAAAGGTTCCTGGTCATACACATTCAAAATCAGCAA